TTTCATTTTTAGAATAATCAATTTTAAATAAATATAAAATAAATTATATGGATTATAATCTTATTATAAATAAAAAACATAAAACAAAAGAAGACGCAAAAATAATAGATGTAAATAATCTTTATTACAAATCCTCAAGAATATTGATTTCTTCAAAGGGACAATTTATGTCTAGATATGATTGGCTACATAATTCTGGAAATAAAGTCGTAGATAATCCTGATTTTTGGAAAGAAATTGATAATTTCTATATTTTTAAGTTGACGTAATATATAATCCATAGTATCATTTACTAAATGAGCCCTAAGATTAAATCAGAAGAAAATACAATTTCAATTGGCAGTTCGGAGTTATTTGATATTGTGAATAAAGGTCTAGATATTCAAATTGAAAATACCGTAGCTCCATCATCTCAAGTTATTCCACCCAAACTAGTCACTAGAAACCAATATGGTCTTATTGAAGATCAAACTTTAAATTACGTATTTAATGACGATGGAACAATTAATTGGCGTAAAATGGTTAAAACCGAACATCTTGTTCCAAATCGTCAAAAGACTCAAGAAACAGATGTTTCAAAACTTCAAGACAAGGATCTTCTGATACTTTTAGGTGGAATTAAGGAGCTAGCTCAAATCAGAGGCTATACTAGCGTTGAATATAAAGTAGTAGCAGCTTCTGAAAGTTATTTCGCAACAAGCTGTAGAATTACTTGGTTACCAAATTATGAAACTGGTGGAAAAGAGGTAGTTTTTGAATCTCTTGCCGATGCTACTTTAAATAATACAAAGAATTTCGCTAAATTCTTTTTAGCGGCAATAGCAGAGAATAGAGCATTTGTTCGTTGTGTTCGCAATTTCTTAAAGATTAATATTGTATCTCAAGAAGAACTGGGGGATGCAAAATTGGTAGATGATTCTCATTCTGTTCAAGAAAATCCAACTTCACCGTACTCTTTATTAGAAAAAATAATGAAAGACAAAAATTTGACTTTTGAACAATTAAAGAAGAAATTAATTAAAGAAAATTTTTCTGGTGCAGACGGCTTAAATTCGGTAGCAGAAATTCCAAAGGTAAAAATTTTTGAACTCGTGGATAGAATTAAAAAGATAAAACATGAAAAAGATTCTTGATATCTTTAAAAAAGATAAAATTGAGTTTGTAACAGATATTAAATGCTCAAATCTTGAACTTCTATATCCGCCAATTTTCCAAAATAAAAATATAGGATCTTGGTTTAAAAAAAGCAAAGAAAGACATGCTGAAGCGCTCAAGAAAAGTAAATGCCCATTCAATCCTGCGGCAGTAACTGAAATTTACAAATGCCCTGGAATATTTGGTATATCAACTTCTGGATATTCCGTTAGAAACTTCGCTGATCTTTCAATAGACTTACCTTTAAATCCCCAAAGTTTTAATGATATTAAATATGAATTTGGGAGTGGGCTTGACGGTAGTTCTTACATGGAAATAACTAAAATTCACCATCATCGCAAGAATCAATTCCCAGAGATATTTGAAAATGATAGAATATATCCTTATATTATAAAAATTAATACGCCATGGACAATTAAGTGTCCACCTAATACGGCTTTTTATATGATACCAGATTATTATTCAGATAATCTATGGTTTGAATGTACTCCTGGAGTTTTAGACCCAAGCGTAGAAGGGAAACTTATCGTTAACTTACAAATTTTTAAAAAAGAAGGTAGAGTTATTTTTCCAAAAGGCATAACCTTAGCAAAGCTAATTCCTTTTCAAAAAAATAAAAAATATAAAACAGTTATCCGAGAAATGAATGAAAAAGAAAAAAGACAGTTAATAGACAGAAATTTAATTTGGTTTTCTAGTTTTAATAGAAATTATTCATCGATTAAAAAAAATATTAATATAAGTAAAAATAAATGATTATCCACCACTTAATATATATGTATTAAGATTAAGCTTCAATTTAGAATCATTATTTAAACTATATTTTAATTCTGTTTGAGAATTGACTAAATTAGAAAGATTAAAAGTTAATAATGACTCATTTGTTTGATATTTTTTAAATGATAATATTAAATTTCTTTGAGTTAAATTATTAAATATATTTGTGACTTTTTCTTGATTGTAATCACTCATAGAAAATTCAAAATCTAAACTTATATTAATAGGATATTGAATAATAATATTATCTGGTAAATAATTACCAATCGTATAAACTGGAACTCTTTTTACGTCTATACTTAAATTAAAAGATTCTAATCTATTAAAATTCGCTTCATTCAAATTTAAATCGACATAACAAGGATCACTTATATTAAAATTATTCATTAATTTCGGTGCATAGGAAAAAGTTCCAGAAGTAGTTCCTAGTTCCCCAAATACTAGGCTTCTTACGTTAACCTTTGGATACTCATTTAGTTTATAATCTATAGAATAATTATATAAATAGCCACTAGAAAATGTAAAAAATTTATTACCATACTCTATTTTTCCAAAAAAGGGGCTATTACCAGTATAGCTTATAAAAGGATCATTAGAGCTCAAAATATAATTTAAATCTAAATTAGCTGTAATTGGTGAAGAGGCGAGGTAATTTAGATTGTTGTCATTTATAGACAAAGAAGGACTAATATTATTACTATAAGATATACTTAAATCTTGTATTCCGCTTACAAGAGAGTCGTTTATATAAAAATTTTGATTTTCTATAGAATATACATTAAACATTAACTATAATTACACTTCTTTTAAGTGTAAAATATAAGAGGTAAAAGGTATATACATATGGCTAGCATTTACGACACAGTTCCAACGTGGCTGATAGGATCTACTTATAATAAGTACGATATTGTAAAAGGTACTGATACTAGATACTACTATTCAGTTATTGATTCAAATCTTGCTCAAAATCCAATCACTACAACCAATCTTCAAGTTGAATGGGATGGATATATCGTTTTAAACGGAATTCTCGTACCCAACTTTTTTTGGAAGCCTTCGTATAACTCAAAAATAAATAATAGACCTAGAGTAAAAATTAATCAATTTGGTAATGGTTATCAACAAAGATCAGCAGATGGTTTAAATTTTGATTTAATTGAATTTTCCTTATCATTTCAAAATAGAAAAGAGAAAGAGACTTTATCAATCTTGCATTTTTTAAACGAAAGGCGTGGAAAAGATAGTTTTATTTATAACTTACCATCAATATATTCAAAAAATTCAACTACCCTAAATAGTAGATTTATATGTCTTGATTGGTCAGTTATTTATATTAGTTTTGATAATTATAGCATAGAAGCACTTTTCAATCAGGTGGTAATTTAAAATTATGCATACATCAATTGAAGTTTATAACTCTCTAGTTAGCGGGAGTAGGGATTTAAATCAAGAAATTTCTTCTTTGACACCGTCCACACCAATCATACTCTATGAGATAGATTTATCTGAAGTCTCTCAAAGAACAGTTAATTTTGATTATAATGGTAGCGAGCCCATGAACAAAGGGGTTGTTAGACTACATAACGACTATAATCTTTACAAATTATCTACTAATAATGGTAAAATTAAATTTCAAAATAATTTTTATTATCCATTTCCAATTTTTGCAGAGGGCTTTGAGTATACTAGCGCGGGAGTTTTACCTACCCCAACGCTGACCCTATCTAATATGTCTCCTGATAATTCTTATAATTCTTTCCATAAATATATAAGAATGCAAATTCAGTCTTTAGGAGATATACTTGGAGCAAAATTTACTAGAATAAAAACTTTCTTAAAATATTTAAGCGCAGAAAATTTTGAAGACAGCATTAATCCTTTCAATAAAAATCCTAGTTTGTACGAAATGGAATTACCTAGAGATATTTATTATATCGATAGAAAATCTATAGAAAATAAGACTATCATAGAATATAAATTAAATACTATTTTAGACTTAGAAAATATAAATTTACCAGGAAGAACGGTTTTGTCTAAAAAATGTCCATTTTCTTACAGAGGAGAAGGGTGTTGCTATGAGTATAACTCTAGATTAACTAGTTTACATAGTGGAGTATACGCTAATACAGAGAACTCTCCGATCTCAGTAAGAGGCCTACAGACAGCGCCGCCCGTTGCAAATGAAAATAATGAACTATTTGTAGGTGATATATTTTCCGCTACAGGAGTTGGTGTTGGTCAATCAATTTTTAGGCTTACTGGTACTTTAGGAAATTCAGGAAAATGGTTAGAAAATGGGAGTTATGTTTCTGGGGATTTCGTGTTCCTTGAAAGTCAAAATCTTAAATATTATTATGTTTGCATAAAAAATAACATAGGAAGCATTTTCAACGCTCCTCCCACAAAAACCTTTTGGGTGGCGGATTCATGCGACAAAAGCATAGCTGCTTGTAGATACAGATGGCTTAAAAATCCAGCCTTTAGACCAGTTTTATGGCCAGAGAATAGGGGCGGAGAATCATTCGCAAGAACAAATCAAAGAAATAATATTTTTTACGAAGCTCCAGAGCGTCAATATTTTCTTACTGGGATAAATGGCGTCCCCGTTTATTTTCCTAGAAGACCTGGATCAGAAAATCCTTCTGGTGCTCAGTCTCATGGTATACCAAAAGATTCAAATGGTAACTATTTAAATGGATTTTTACCATTCGGAGGATTTCCAGGGACAACGAGAAGTTAATAATATGATTGATAAAAAAATAAAAAATTTTATAAAACAACAATCTTTAAAAAACTTTCCAAATGAAGTTTGCGGATTTATTGTATATGATCAAAATAAATTTATATGTATACCATGCAAAAATATTGCTAAAGATCCAGATAAATACTTTGAAATTTCTTCTTTAGAATTTTTGAAAATTAAAAAATTGTATAAAAAAATATATTACATATATCATAGCCACACAAATTCCAATATTGAATTTAGCGAAATAGATAAAAATTGTGCAAAAAATTTAAATTTACCAATGCTTTTGTATAATATAGAATTTAATATATTTAAAAAATATGATCCAACTTTTATTGAATACGACCTTATAGGAAGATTTTATGAATATAAAAAATATGATTGTTTTACTTTAGTTAGAGATTTTTACTTAAAAACACTAAAAGCAGATATATCTATAGAATATAAAGAAAATTTAAAAGATCTTGATATAAAAAATACTTTTCTTAATAATATTGCAAGTAAAAAATTAGTGATTATAAATGATATTAATTCTATTAAAGATAACGATATTCTTCTTCTAGATGGAGTAAGAAAAAACTCTCATTTTGCAGTTTACTTAGGAGAAGAAAATATACTGCATCAACCAATGTATAGTTTATCAAAAATTGAAAAATACTCTGAGTTTTATAAAAAACGTACAAATTTAATTTTTAGGTTACAAACATGATAAAAGTAAATATCCACGGTAAATTAGGCGAAGAAATTGGCAAAGAATGGGAATTTGAAATTTCTAGTGTCGCCGAAGCTTTTAGAGCCATAGAAGCAAATACTAGAAAATTAAGAAAATGGGTTATAGAAAATGCAAATGAATATGAGTATGAAATTTTAGTAAATAAAGAAAATCTTTTTTCAGAACGCCCAGAGTTTTCTTCAATAGAAGAAGTAGAAAAATCAGAACTTTATATTAAATTTAATGATAAAATAGAAGTTATCGACATCGTGCCATGCATTAAAGGTGCTGGAGACGTATGGAAAGTAATCACAGGCGCAGTAGCTGTTGTTGCTGCAATTGTTATAGGCGTAATATTTCCTCCTTTACTTCCATTAGCTATTGGATTAGGTATCGCTGGCTTAGGCCTCATAGCAGCGGGTACAGCTGGTCTTTTATCTAAACCACCACCAAATGTTCCATTTACAGCTCAACAAACCGACCCATTAAATGCAGCGTCTGGTGGAGGAGGACCTATATCATATCTTTTTAACGGTCCAGTGAATACGGCTGGTGAAGGTGGACCCGTACCAGTTGGATATGGCGAATTAATTATTGGCGGAAATAATGTATTTGCAAATTATAATATTCTTTATAGAACTTATAAGGTTAAAAAAGATGCAACATCACTTCAAGAACTTCCTGGAGGAAATGATCAATATATTTTTGATTCTAGATGTTATCTTCTTGATCAGGCTCCTTTAACTCAAAACGCTTTTTAATTTATGGGTGATCCTAATAAATTTGCAGATGGTTTGGAGTATATAATGTTTCCTGGAAACTATGGATTAGCTGTCCCTGGTTATAATTTCCCAGAAAGCACAGCTGTAGACGAGGGAACAGCTGGAGCAGTATCTTTATCTTTCTTAGGATCTCAGATACCTCAGTACGACGGAAGTAATTTATCTTATGGATACGGTCCTAGCGGAGGATACGCGTATCATACTCCATTAGCAATGTTTAATGGTGATTATTATTATGACTGGGTTGATGAAGTTTATAAACTTGTATCTGATGTAAGTCCTACAGCGCCAAATTTAAGGGGTTTGTATCTTGTAGATGGTGAGGCGGCAATTGAAGATGCTTATAGCGCTTCGGAAAAAGCAAAAACAGCATTCAATAGTATATCTGAAATAAATGTCTTAGATTTAATATCTGAAGGGCCAATAGAGGGACTTGTTACTGGTCTTTATATATATAGCTTAAGTGGTAAATTAGCGGGTGACGTTGGTTATGCTGATGTTCGTTTTGAGCAATTCTCAAATGAAATTAATAGCACAGTAACACCAGAAGCAAGATCAATTCTTTGGAACGATACGCCAATTGCTGATACAAAAGGATATAAAAATTTTCAATTTGCAAAATACAAATTTACATATGGAGAAAAAACGAACGATCATACGATTTATAATCCTTATATTAATATTTATGAAGATAGGCACGATTATTTTGGGAGAACGGTAGATCAGTATAAATATCCGATACAATCCTCTGTTACAAAAGCTATTAATGAAACTTTATATGGTTTTTATGTAGTATCTGGAAATCAAGAAATATACAATCAAAAAACATATTACGTATATAATACGGATATCTCTTCTATGAAAATTAATGTTAAAATAAACGCCTTACTTGAACAAATCGTTACTGGTTCAAATCTGGGAGATGTAGAAAGGCAAACTTTAAATCTAAGATTTGGTGTTTACAGAGTCCTAAATGATGGTCAATTAATATTGATAGACACTTCTAAATTACCTCCATTTGAAAAAGGTTATTGGGCAGTTGACGACATAAGAATAAAAGGTAAAGTTCAAAAATCTCCAATGATAGTTACTTATGAAGTTAACTTAAGACCTTTTGCAGAAAATAAACCATATTTTCCCCTTGTACCCAACCAAATAGGATGGGCGATAGATATTATGAAGTTAACCAGAGAATTTGGTACGCCAACGCTTTCAAATTCGACCTCAATTGATAGTATTACGGAAGTTTATTCGGATAGATTCACGTATCCAGACACAGCTATGATGTACTCTAAATTTGATGCAAGATTTTTTAACGATTTACCCAATAGGTCCTATAAAGTAAGACTTCTTAAAGTTAAAATCCCTATAAACTATGATCCTATAAAGAAAACTTATAGTGGCTCATGGAATGGAAAATTTAAAGTAGCTTGGACAGATAATCCAGCTTGGTGTTTTTATGATTTAATTACAAGCAATAGATTTGGTTTAGGCAAATATATTAATTCAAATTTAGCAGATAAATGGAATCTTTATGAAATATCCAAGTATTGTGATCAATTAGTCGATGATGGTACGGGAGGACTAGAGCCTCGTTTTACGGCTAATGTTTATATATCATCAAAAGAAGAAGCTTATAAAGTACTAAATGACATGGCAAGTATTTTTCTAGGAATACTTTATTATTCAGCTGGACAAATTATAGTTAATCAAGATTCTAAAAAAGATCCAATATATTTATTTAACAACAGTAATGTTATGAATGGAGATTTTTCGTACTCTGATGCTTCTAAAAAATCTAGAAAAACCGTAGCATTAGTAAGATATAATAATAAATATGACAATTTCAAACCTGCGCTTGAATATATTGAGGACAGGGAGTCATTATTAAAATACGGAATTAGAGAAACAGAAATCGCAGCCTTTGGATGCACTAGTAAAACTCAAGCTCGAAGACTAGGCAAATGGTTGCTTTTAACTCAAAATACAGAAACAGAACTTGTTGATTTTAAAGTTGGTTTTGAAGGAAATTTTTTAAGACCTGGTGATGTTATTTCTATTTATGATGGAAATAGGAGAAACTCAGTTTACGCTGGGCGAACTCTAGAATTGGGTACTGGTTACGCAATTTTAGACACGCCATACAATGCAATAAATACTAACGCGATAACTGGCGCCGTCTCGGGTTTGACGTTTAATGTATTAACTCCGACTTACAACTTAAATCAAGGCACAGCGTTGGGAGATTTATATGCCACAGGATTTGGAGATGTCAGTTCCGATGGTGTTACGGGACTAAATAGCTCTTTCTTTAGGAGATCTCAAATACAATCGGTAGTAATAAATAACACGAAAAATTTTTTAACGAGTGGGTCTGGAATATATTCTAATAATATAAGGATAAATTTTCCATCGGGTTTAAACAATAGTCAATATTTATTAACGGGAAATACAGTTTGGACAATGGACATAAATACGCAAAACTACTCTACGGCAGGAATAGATACATTTTCAAGATTAAACGAATCATATACTTTGTATCCAGGTTATTACTTAGAAAGCTTTTTAAACGAGCCAAAATCCTACAGAGTATTAGGAGTAACAGAAGAAAGTCCAGAAAATTTTAATGTTAACGCTCTAGAGTATAATTTAAATAAATTTGGTGAAATTGATGGAACCTCTACTCTTCAAGAGTTGAACGCAAGGCCAAATACGCCAACTACACCGACTTTAAGACTTAGCGGAATATTTAGAGATACAAATCAAAACTATTTAATAGATCCATCTATTCCGTCACTAGGTTTATATAAAACCAATCAAAATGGAATAAATAGTATTATGTATAATATAATTCCACCCACCAAATCCTCGAATCAAACATATTATGTTTATGTAAAATCTGGTTCAAATTTTACCCAAGATACTCCAGCTTCAAATTTAATAGATATTGTATATGAAAATAATTTTCAAACAGGAGTAGTGATTTATAGTGACAACGACGTAGCTCTTCCTCCATTCTTCACTCCGTTATACAAAGGGACCTTCTTTTTTAGAGTTTTTGCAGAAAATTCGATAAGAGAAAGAAGTACTCCAGCCACTGGCGTATTTGTTCTCGCAAATCAAGCCGCAGATTTCTTTGTAAGCATTAGTGGCATAAATGTTTTTTAATTATGAAAATAAATAATTTAAATTTAACTTTAGAATGGAAAGCTACAAGATTAATTCCTGATGCAGTTAATATAATTAAGGATTTTGCCTCTTATAACTTAAAAATTAGAAATGAGGACTCTCTAATGCTAGAAGAACATCTTAATTTAAATAGTTACGACAAAGAAACAGAAATTATAGCTAAAAAAATTGGTACGACACCAAAAATTAAATACCGAATAAATCTTTCTCAAAATAAAATTAAAAGTAAATATATTTATAATTTTGAAAATAATTACCAAAAATTTAAAGAAATAAATAATAAATTAGGATTTTATAAAAAACTTTCTTTTGAAGTAGAATTTAATAATTCATACGCAAACAATTCAATCGTTGAAGTAGAGTATATGGATCTTCCAGATTTAAATAAAAATTCTTTATTTAATAAAATTTACAGAAGTAATGATTATTTAAATATAAAATTAATGATAAATAAGGAATATTTTAATACACAAAATATAAATTCATTTTTAATACTCAGCACCGCTTCTAATAGAATAGTAAAAAATAAAATACTTAAAAATTTATTTATAGAAAATGTAGAAGAAAAATGGCTAGATATAAATCAAGAAAACATGTTATTAACTGTGCCATTTATAGAAAGCGATATCGCGGAGATTTCCGAAAATATAAATTTAAAAATTATACCCTTAAACTTTTTTCAAAAAGAAATGTATAAATTTTTACAAAACAGAGAATCTGAAGCCGAGATAAACAGTTTATATCAAGAGTATTTTCCTAATCAATGTTTTAATATTGGAAAAGTATACAAACAAAACGTAAACAATGAAACTATTGCATTTTATCAAAATTATATATATTTATTTAACAAAGATAGTCTTCAAACTAATGCTCTGGGAACAGATTTAAATATTAATGATATAGTCTTTAATAGTTATTTACCTTTACTTAATAAAGACCAAACAAATAAAACCATCTGTTTATCGGACGATTTAAATACGGACGATGTTTTAGATAATAATTATAATGTGCAAAAAGACTACTTAGGATATTACTCTAAGAATTTAACAGATTATGAGGATATTGCTATAGACGTTGATTATCTTCAAAACCAAGGCATAAAGAGCGTTAAAATACTAGAGATAGAAGAATTAAGCAGTACTTGCAATATTTATATTGAATTTATAACTTCTTTTTATGGTAGTGAAAAATTTTATATAGAAACCAGCAATAATCTTAAATTCCATGAAAAGTACAAAACTATCATTGATAGTCAGGAATATATTACATTGTTATTTAAATATTCTTATGATTTAAATAGTTTGAATGAGTATTTATCAGAAAATTCTAATATTAATAAAAATCAAATTATTTCAGAAAAAGATTTAATTAATTTTTCTGCTAAATTAATTCTATAATTATCCAATTTTTCTATAGATTGCGCTACTCAATAACCCGCCAGGCCTTTGTTGCTCTGTGATTACTTTCATAACCTGCTCTCTCACTCTTACTGCTAATTCTCGTATTTTTTTATTTTCTTCATTTGAAGTGGTTTCTTGATTTTCATTTTTATTACTTTTGTCTTGGTTATTTTGATCTTGGTTTAAGTTAACAACAACGCTAACATTATTCGTGGGTGAATAATTAGAATTAGATAAATCACTTGAATTATTTGAATTATCAACTTGTCCACCATTAGCATATTTTTTAACTCTCCCCATGTTCAAGTCATCAAAAAATCTTTTACCGTATGAATTAACCGCTTCTTTTCTCATGACAAATTCCCCATCCATAAGTAGCGCTGGTATATTATCTTCGGAAGCCCCCCCTTTAGCGAATTTTTTCATATAACCGCCACTCGCTCTTGGGGTAGGCGTACTATATCGAAATGGAGCACTATTAGAATAATTTTGTCTTGCAGCAGATCCAGGTCCTAAAGCTGCTGATGGCCCATATTTTGATTGACTTCCAAACGCGCCTTTAAATCCTCCCATTGAAGAAAATTGACTTGCTCCAGCCCCAAGCAAGCCTAAGCCAAAGCTCATCCATGCGCCTTTACTTGCTGCGCTTTTTTGACGATTATACTGGTCTCTAATTTCTTTATTTAATTTTTGGTTTTCGTTATAAGCTTCTGAATTTTGTTGCCTTACATTTTCAACATATTTTAAATATTCATCAATTCTATTAATTTCTTCATAATATCTATCTTCCATTTGTCTTCTTAATTCATTTTGAGGATTAGAAGAATCAAAGATTGCTTGTATACTTAGTAATCCAGTTGAAGATTGACCATTTTTAGGTCTATATATAGTTTGTCCAGTTTCTGGTACAGTTATTGGTTCGTAATCATTTTTAAAAGTATTTTCTTCTTCAAAAGAAGCTTCACCACCATAAGCTTTCTTTTTTACCTTTCCTTGATTTAACATCTGTAGGTATTCTGAACCATATTTCCTAACTGAACTTTTTCTTATTACGTATTCGCCCCCACTTAACATCGCAGGAATATCGTCTTTTGTACCAGACCCACCAGTTACATTTCCGCCAGAAGAATATCCTTTTATTGCTCCACCTTTTGATTTAAATAAAGAACCAAAGAAATCCCCAATGCCTCCACCGCTTCCGCCAAACATATTACTTGTACTACCAAAAAGAGAACCAAAAATTTGATTTGTTGCAAATTCTAATGCTAATTGTTGAATTTTATCGCTAATATTAAGGGCCATTTTTGTAAAAGCATCGCTTGCTGTTTCGGTTCCATTTGCAAATGATAGAAATGCATTGTTAAATTCACTTTTAATTGTTCTTGCTGTGTCTGCTGCTCCAAGCTGAGCTTGTCTATAAGAGTCTTCTGTTCTATTATCAAATTCATCAAAAAATGAATCAGAAAAATCTGTTATTTTTGTATCTCCACCTAATATCCTTTTTTCTCTTGCGGCTTGTCTTGCTCCTCTAAAGTCTTCAGCAAACATTAATCCGCGAGATCTTTGACTTAAAGCTACAAGCTCCTCTTGGGTTCCTTGAACGGCTAGATTAAATTTATCTAAATCTATGACTCCTTTTTTATGCAAATTATTAGTTTGCTCTATGAATTTTGCATTTACTTTTCTTCGCTCTGTTTCATTTAGTATAGATGAATATATTTGTTGTTGAGCATCTAAAACTCTTCCTGTAGCAATACGATTCGAATTCAAACTCATATCTTTATCTAAAACTTCTTTACTGTATTTTTCTAGAGATTTTACGTCTATATTTTTTCGGAAAGCATCGGCTGAAGCTTCATTCGAAGAAACATCGCCCGCAAGACCTGCTCTTCTTAGAAAATCTTCTTTAGTATATTTAAGCAGAACTTGAAGTCCTTTGTCCGTCTTTTTAATCGTAAGACCAAGCAGACCTAAAGCTTGATTTACAGCTTGCGCTTGCGTGCTTGTTTCATCAAATGGGAGATTTCTTAATGGTTGCATTATAGAATCTATAGTGCTTGGACTAATTTCTGCGTCTTTAAAAAGTTGCTCAATTGAATTGAGCACTATATCTTGACTTCTTTGCTCGAATTCTTTTTGTTTTTGTTTAAATACATCTGGCGCAACAATACTCTTTAATCTATTTAATTCTTTTTGATCTATTTCTTGTTTCTGCAAAACCATGTTGGGGTAGTTTGTCGATTTAGCATAAGCTCTATCCCCATCCATGTTAGTTCTGTATCCAAATCTTTTTTCTACAGCATCTGTAAGATCTCTGTTTGATACGTTTATACCTTCTTTCCCTAAACTTTCATTTAAATTTTTTTGAAAATTTTCAAGTATCTTAGGGTTACTCATCGCTGAGCCAGCCAAAGACATTCCTCTATCATTTTGCACGCCCAATATAGAAGAAACTAGTTTACTAGATTCTGCTGGGGTTACTTTTTTATCAGAAGCAATTTGAAGTATGTTCGCCAAGTTTACTGTGTTTGCGCTTTGTACCTGTAAAGCGGTCTGCACCTGACTTAATCCCTCTGCAATTTTTTCAAAATCTCCAGTAGATAATGTTTTTGCAAGGTTTTCTCTAAGGTCATCTGGAGTATTAAGAAGTATTTTTGATAATTGTTCATTATTTTGTGAGAGAATTTTTTGTTTTTCTCCTAAAGAAATTGTTTCGTCTTTTAATTTTTCTAAATTTGAACTATAAGAAGAAAAAGCAGAATTAAACTCTTCAATTTTATCTTTATTTTCTTCAGAAGCATCGATTAAATCTTTAATTGTTTGATCTGTAGCTGCGTATGCGCTTATCAATCCTGGTATCAAAGTAGATA